CTCAATTTCATCACTTGTTCTTCAATTTTTTTTAAAGTGTTTGGAATTATATCATCTAAGCTTTCTACACCTTTCACATAAGCACAGATTCGTTTGATTACTTCTTCAAGTAAACCAACTCCTCGTGATGCCAAAGGTAAGTCTTTACATGAATTGACTAAAACTTCTACTGTCGAAGCTTTCGGATTGCTTCGATATAAAATGGATAAAACTAAAGTGACTAGAATCGACAAAGTCGAGCTTGTGTCAAAAGATTGTAGTTTTGGATGATCTTCGCTTGAAATAAAACCTAATTGTTTACACACATGTAAAATCATGCTCGCAAATAAGGCCAAAGACATAGACTTAATTCCTAAAATTCGTCGTAAATTATCACATGCATTCCACTTAACCATTAAATCAGGATTTGAGTAAATTAAATAAAGACAATTCATTACTGATGCCCAATCAATCAATTTCCTAACGTCTTCAGAAAAGAATCCTTCAACAGCGTCCAAAAATTCTTGGAAATCGCCAAAACGCACGTCTACGGGAACTTTCCACTGTAAATTCGCAATGTCTCGGTTTGCATAAAATGTTTGTAATTGAGCAATCAGTTTCTCAGTTTTCACTGCATCCTGCTTTCTCTGCATAGCGTAAATCTTTTGTAGTTTGTTGTGCTGTTCAAATTTCGCATGTTGTCTAGCAAACTCAACATGACCTTTGTTTTGCAATATCAATGATCGATGCGAATTGTCATGTTTAATGGTTTTGCTGTTTCGCTTTGTGTCTTCTTTTATCGCGCTTTGCAATTGTGCTACCATCGGGAAAATATTACTCATTTTCATTTTCAATCCTGTGTTCAGATCAAAATAAAAAGATGATAACAACTTTTGCAATAAATTATAGCATGCGTTTAACTTAATCTTACTTTTACATACTCCTTTTCCAGTTGAGAAAATTTTAGCGTTTCTCACCATAATGGACACTAATCCTGTTGATGGTGTTGTCATTTCAAAATTAAATGTTATTTTTCTGTTTTCAAACATATCAAGCTCGTTAACTAAACTAACAAAATTTATCTTCTCCTTTACCTCACCACAACAGAACATGTATTGTTTCTTAATCAGCTTCTCAATAGATTCGACAGTCCAAGTTACAATGCGTCCATCCTCAAAGCGAGTTTCTCCGGCTTGGATTATGTTTCCGTTTAAAGCATGCATTAACTTATTCCGATGCTTCGCCAACTCTTGACTCTCCCTACAGCTTATCTCTCCGAATGAAATTTCATCTTTCATTCTCGTTATAAAGGGATGTGGATCATAGGGATCCACCACAATAGTGCGTGAAATTAAATGTTTACGTTGTTTCCTAATCACCTCCTCAACGAGGTAAGTATCTGCGATGGAAAGCTCAGCAAGTGTGTAAACGGCTTTCCATCCTTCTTCTTCATTATACGAAATCTTCAATGGGATCTTATTAGCTTTTGGACGCTTTGTGAAACTTTTCGCAATTTTGTCGTCATCACGTTGCTTCTTGATGTTGTGTGCAACGAGACCTCTAAAAGGTGCTCCAACAAAATGATAATGAATGATCTGTGTCTCATCGCAATCGAAAACGATAGTCTCAACTCCTTTTGACAAAATGTCTAATTGTTGTGCAAATGATAATGCCATTA